GAGTGCGAAGCATATCATTAAACATTGCTGAGAATCTTTTTCTCAAACGTCCAACAAATTTTGCAAACTTTAATTCATCTCTTAATATTTCTGATGATCTACCTAAGTTAAATCCACCATCTGCTGCAATTCTAGACTCAGGAACACCAAGTGCACGATATAATTTTTTCTGGAAGTATTCTATATCAGAAAGTTCTCCAAGATTTTGTCCACCAGGTAAGGTTGTGATTTCAGTTCCTCTACCACCTTCTCTTCTAGGTAGCCAGAAGTCTTCCATCATAGACATGAATTTACGATCATCTCTAACTTCACCAGTGTTTGCATCATAAACAAGTTTGTTCCTATAACGAGACATAACTTCCTTAAGATATTGTTCTGCTTTTACCTTTGGAAGATTACCAACATCAATATAAAATATTCTTCTTTCTGGTGCTCTTGATAATCTGTAGATAACAAGACTATCTTCAATCATTCTTAATTGATTAAGTGCCTTGATTGCTTTGTGTAAGTATGATAAAACTGTTCCTTTATTACGATCTACTAATCCAGAACTACAATAGACTACAGAGTCTTTTGCAATTTTTACAGATCCTCTTTTAGCACCAGATCCTGCAACCATACCAGAATTGTAATTTGGTTTCGCTGTATATAAGAAATATTCTTCTATCTCAGGTTCGTTAACACTTTCTGCTCCTGCTTGAGAACCTACTTGTATTTTTGTTCTTGGATCTTCTTTCTTTTGTTGACGAACAAACTTCATCTTCATCGGATCAATATATCTTAGATCCTGTATACCAGCCATAGGATTTTTAACATCAATGACTTTTAGATAATAAACTCTACCATCTATATACCAGTTACGAAATATTTCATGTGCCTTCCTATCGAAGTCCATGATTTCTTTTATATTTTTAAATTCTTCTCTAATTGCTTTTTTAAGTGAATCACCTGCATTTAAGTTTGATAACTCTATCTCAACTGGTGAATCATATAAATCACTAACTATTGCTTCATTTACAACATCTTCAATTGCACCATCTGCTTCTGGATGAAGTGCCATCTCACGATATCTACGAATTAAATCATGCTCAGTTTTATAAACTCCTTCAATATCTAGATATGATCCATAAAAACCACTAGAAATATAGTTATCAACCCCGTCCTGATTCGTTTTCGGGACAGGGGATACTACTGACGGTGATTTATCCTTTCCGTCATCAATAGAGAAACCAAACAGTTTAGACATAGTATAATATTATTACTTCTATTATAGCACTATTTAGGCGATTAGTTAATGTCCTCTCCACCTGCGTTAGCACCATTACCTTTAATTGCTTCCCAGTATAGAACTTGAAGTTCGACCTGAAACTCTTGAATGCCTTGAGCATCATAAGATAATTCAATAGGTGCAACCTGTGTTGGGAATACATCGTAGAAATGATACTTTCTTAATGTCTCTCCACTACGATCAAGTTGAAATACAAATGCATCTGCTTGATAATCTGCTGGATTAGTTGTTCCAGTATTATCAGACACTCTATTGATTGTGTTCATCCATTTTTCAAATGCTGAACGAATAGCAAAGTCTGTGTCGTTAATTACCGTTATTGTCCAAGTGTCGAATGTGCGATCACCAGCAATCTTAAGCACTCTTCCTCTGAATGGAACTTCAATGGGAGCAACGTTAGATGCAGGTAAGTTTGCTGCTTTGACTAAGAATCTTGCCTTATTCAAAATGTCATTCAAACCTTCAACATTTACTGCTTGAGGGAATGCTAATTCACATTCAAACAGATTTGAGCGAGCACCGCCACCAGTAAGTTTACTCTTAAAGTCAGTAATCTTCCTTAATGGAGGTGGATTGAGTTGGTTTCTTGTAGCCATGAGTTTTTACTTCCTTAAGTTATTAAACGTTACCGATCACTTCTTCAAATGATACCCCAGTTCTTGTAGCAACAAAGGTTAGACCGATGAAGTTAATTGAACGTGCTGGTTTAATGAAGATATCTGCGACAAATTCATTATTGTCGATTACAGATGCGGTGTTATTGGTTTCGTCACAAATGACGACATAATCAAAGATTCCTCGTTTTGCTTGAGTATCACGAAGGAATGGTTCAACTATATTTACAAAGTTTGTCCTTGTAATCTCATCGTTGAACTCGAATAATTGATCTCTAGCAGCAGCTGAGATTGCATCCTCAAGATATATGAATAAACGACGAACGTTAATTCTATCAAATGCGGATGATTTACCGAACCCAGTCTTATCACCAAATAAGATGATTCCATCACCTGGTTGGAAGATTATTGGATTGACTCTATTTGAATATAGTGTATCTCTCTGAAGTTTGCTAGGATTGTATGCTAGTTTAACTGCATTGAGTATTGCACCTCTTGAGTTACCTGCTGGTGAGAACCAAGGGAATTGTGTTAAATCGTTTCTAGCACAAGTTCCTGCGATATCTCCATTTAGTGGTACATAACGGAAAGTATCACTGAATCTATCGTACATATACTTATATCCGCTATCGAATACCGCATAGGTTGTAGATGTAATTGGTGAATAGAAATCAACCACTGAGTTTGTAATTGCAGAATCATTATTGACTGTTACTGTTCCCACAGCACCATCACTGATGAATGTGTTTCTGCTTGGTGAGATAAACGCAATTGCGTCTTTTCTTTGTTCAGCAACAGCGATTAATTTATTTGCTTTTGCCTGAACAGTTGATTTAGTACCTGCACCAGAACCCATGAGTATGAAATCTACCTCAAAGTTCTCAGTGTTTTCAAATAACTCATAACCTGTTGATATTTCACCAAGTGTCGCTGTTAATGCACCTGATGCAGTTAAACTTGTACCACCCTGATAGTTTACACCACCTGCTAATGTATAAGTATTACTTCCAGAACCTGCGAATGAAATACCTTCAGCATCCTGATCCCAAGCAATATCTGTTGCTGGAGTAAATCCAGTACTAAAGTTAGTAGCAACGACACCTGCTGGTTGTGATCCACCAAATACGTTTGTTGATGTGTTATAGAGATATTTTCTCCAGTATGCTGTGCTACCCACAGAGTATTCAGCATCTTTTGCTTTCGATAATGAAATGTGCTTCTCTAGAATTGTTCCTGCGTTACCAGTAACTTCTCCAGCACCATCAATTACAAGAACATGAATTTCATCAAATCTTGAGTTTCTTGCTGCTGCATAACTTGATGTACCTGGTCTTTCAACTATTGAGTTCCAAGTGATTGTTGATCCAGCACCAGTAAGAGTGAGTGTCTGCTCATCAAACCAATCTCTTGAACCAGTGAATGCAGTTATAATTCCACCTGTGCTTGTGGTGGTTACAATTCCAATATTAGTATTACTTGAATCATACTTAAATTGATATGTACCTGATTGTTGATAATCAACTGATGTCTCAGTTCCTGCTGTTGATACATGTGAAACGAATTTAACAGATATCTCATCATTAGTGCTATCTACCTGTGTAATAATACCTTTGAAGAATCCAGTTAATTCTGAAGTTGAACCTGATCCAACTAAAACTGTTCCAGATGGTACTTGTTGGGTAACACCCATACCAACTGCGATTGTACCAGTTGCAGGACCATCAATATCTACACCAGAGATAACTTGATCAGCAAGTCCATCAATGGTTGCTACTCTTATTCCATTTCCCCATGAACCAGGATTTCTTGCTGCGAATGTAACACCAGTAATTGCGTTATTATCGTATCCTAATTGATTATAATGCTCTGTGCTCTTGATTTTGAAACTAGAACCAGAACCTGTGTAAGCATTCCTCAAATCAGTATCGTCTGCTCTTACCACCCTCATATTTCCACCATATGCTAGGTAAGAAGAGGCTACTAACCAATCTTCATAGTGCTTGTCTGTCTCGTATGGTTGACCAAAGTTGTTTAGTAAACTAGCTTCATCTGTTACTAACACTGGTGTCCCGACAGGTCCTTTTGCAAAGGGGGCAACAAGTGCACCAATTGATCCAGAGGTAGCGTCTACTCTACCAATGGTTAAATCAACCTCTCTAACTACGATACCAGGAGATGCTAAATTTAACGCCATCCCTTATTCTCCGAATCTCAGATTTATTTA